GGACTGGCGCTCTTGAGTGCGTTGCCCTTGTAGGGCTCGAATGCCTGCACCAGGGCGGCGATGTAGTAGTCAGCCTTCTCCACGAGTGACGCGTTCCACGCCTTTTTGCTGGCCATCGAACTGCCATGCTGGCTATGGATGCTCCGCGATATCTTGACGCTGGACCCCTGCCGCTCGCAATACAGCGGTGTCACCCCCTCGTCCAGGTCGGCCTCAATCTCCGATGGCGTGTACCACCCCGTGGGGTCATGGGGCGGGATGAGCCACTTCAGCGGCGCGTCGATGATGCGGTTGCGCGGGTCGGTGGCCGCACGGCGGGCCGCAAAGCTGGCCGCCACCTCCCACACCGGGCGCGGGCTCTTTGCCAAATCCACGATCTGGAGCCGCATGGAGTCCTCCGTGGTCGCGATGGCTTGGGCGCCCACACTGCCACCCACGGTGGCCACAATGCCGATGCCCCCCTTGAGGATTGACGGTCCGGCCTGCTTCGTCATGTGCTTGGTAAGCGCGCTGATGCCGGTCCCTCCTGCGGTCTCGTGGCCGAGGGCAATGATGTGCATCCGGTCATCACCCTCGATGCCTGACAGGGCACTGGTCGGATCGGTATCGGTGGCGCCAGCGGCCAGTGCCGCCTCACCGATATCCACGACCCCGGCGCCGACGTCAACCTTGATGCCGGATGCCATGGTGCAGTCGATGCGCACGCGGATGGAGTTGCCCGCAGCACCGGCTGCCACGGCGTCAAACCTCACTTCTTCGGCCGTGGCAGTGGACGAGGGGTCAGCCGGCAGGTTGTGTTTTGCGTCATTGATATCCAGAATGGTGGACGTGGCCACAGCGGATGCAGCATCGCCAGACGACACCGCCACCGTGAACAGCCGCCCAGCCACCCAGATCCGAATGTAGCCCGCCGCGGTGGCGGTCCCCGAGTAGGTCGCGGTGAGCGTCGCAATGCCCGCGCCCACAGCAATGGCCATGCCGTAGAGCGGGATCTTGGGGGATTCGGCGAGCGCCGCCTCGACCATGCCAGCCAGGGGCGAACCCTCGCCCCACCAGTCGATGGCCCGCTGCAGGGATGTCACCCTCTCCATTTCCCCGGGTTTGTTGCTGCTGGCCCCTACCAGCAGGCATCGGCGCGTCAGGCTCGGCAACGCCGACACCCCGCTCTCCCAGTCGGTCTCTACCTCGATGGCGGGCGCCAAGCTCCCGGCCATGATCTCATTGAAGGCGATGGCTGCTTCGCTCATGACCGCTTCTCCTTGCCGGATTTCGTCCTCTGCACATCAACGCGCACCAGCTGGCCAGCGGCAAGGTAGCGCACCACCTGGGGATCGGCATCGTCGGCGGGCTCGGGGGCCCGCGTCCAGTAGCGCCGCGCCGCCCCGGGCTTGCGTAGCCGGGGCTCTTCCGCCCCCGGCACCTCTCGCACCTGCACCATGATCTGAGCCATGTCGTCTCCTATGGCGTGTATCCGCCGCCATCCAGGCCGTCTGGCCACTCGCTGTCAGGGTCTGTGTCCGCCGGCGGGTCGGTCCACCAGGTATCGTCTACCGGATCATGTACGATGCCGAGCTGCGCCAACGTGGCGGCCAGGGCGTCGTCGTAGATGTCCAGCTCCCGCTCGCAGGTCATGTCCACGGCGGCCACATAGCGCCCCGGCTCCCACGCCAGCACCGTGTGGCGCACGGCGCGCGCCCTGCTGATGTCGTCCATAGCCGCCATGGCGCGGACTGCGTAATAGGTGGCCCAGTCCAGCAGGTCCTCGATCCCCGGCGCGGCCGCGGTGTGCGCCAGCCGCTCGGGCCTGGACCGCATCACCCCGCTGATGCAGATCACCGACAGCTCCATGACGTGACGATAGGACTGCTGGTGGGTGGTCTGCTCGCTCAGGGCGCCGCCGTGATAGGCCACCAGCATGGCCGGGAGCCCGCCGGCCACGTGCGTGGCGATAGCATCCAGGTCAGCCCGTGCGCCGGCGTAGGGCGCCAGGGTCATGAGCACGCCGGTGCCGTCCCGCTTGGTCAGCGGCGTCAGCCCGAGGATGATGGCCGCCCGCACATCCGCCGGCGTCACGCCATAGTGCCCGCTCATGACAGCGCCCCCATGACATGGTCGTTGACGATATCGACGATGGCGCCCAGGTCCTCATCGTGGACCATCAGATAGGGCCTCGCAGGGAGGGTCACCTTGCGGCCGCGTCCCGCCTGGCCGCCGAACTGATGGATGGCCGCGTATACCACGTTGGTGCCCACCACCACCCCATCGCCCCGGGCGCGCACCGCGGTGGCCCTGGTGATGGACCGACGCAATCGGCCGCTGGCGCCCAGGATTTTCTTGCCGGGCTTTTTGCGCTTGAGCGTACTGGCTGCCAGGGGTCTCTTCCATCGGTCAGGACGGCCCTCGGCGTTGAAGTTCTTATCGATACTCCGCAGCATGTGCTCACCCACTTGCATCCACGCGGGGCGCATGTCCACGGCCGCGCGCTCTGCGCAGCGCAGCGCGCGCACCAGGTCGTCGGCGCGCACCGTGACGCTCGCGCCGGCCATCAAAAGTCCCCCATGGTGCCGTGCGTAAACAGCCGACTCGGCCCGTCAGTGTCCGCCACGATGGCCGCGCTCCTGGCGGGCGGCGGTTCCACGCCCAGATCGAGCTTGCCCTCGCGGATGGCGCGCAGGGCGTCCTGGGCGCTCTTGTAGCGCTGGGCCACGGCCGGGGGCAGATCACCGAACGCGCCGCCGCGCCGGGCATACAGGGCATGGATGGCCAGATGCACCGTCAGCACACGGATGAATGGCGGCACCGTGGCCAGGGGCACGCTGTACCGGCCGCGGATGTGGCCATCCACCTCGGCCGTGGCGTCATCCATGGCGCGCTGGAGCCGGGTGGTGTTGATGCTCCCCGCGCCCTCGTCGTCCGTGAGTTGCATCAGCGTCGTACTGTCCACGGCCGCGTCCAGGTCCGCCTGCGTGCAATAGGCCATCTGTCACCTCACGAGGGGGGCGGTTGACTCCCCGGCCGACCGGGTCACGCCGGCCAGGGAGGGCGCGGGCACCGCCGCCGCGCCTCGGCATGGGATCACGTGGTGCCGTCGCTGCCGATGGCCGTGTACCAGTTGGCGTAGGCCATGGCGCATCGGGCATGGGTCCCGAACATCACGTTGCCGGTCAAAAACGCCCCGTCGCCGTTCCTGCTGTCGGACGACTGGAGCTTCTTCCGATCCTGGAACAGCACCGGCTTCTGGTCCTCCATGGCGGCGTCGATCAACATCCACTTGGTGGCGCCGAGGCCCGAGAGCACCATCACCTTGGCCTGTCCCCAGTTCGGGTTGTCGCCGCCACCCGAGAGGGTCTTGGCGCCCACGATAGCCCGGGCGGTGGCCCGGAGATCCGGGGGTACCACCAGGTAGAGACGCTCGGAGTCCAGGCCGAGGTTCAGGGGCTCGCCTTCCTCGTCCGTCATCTTTTGCAGCATGGTCATCCCCGCCTCAAAGTTGTCAGACGGGTTCGAGCTGCTGAGCGCTTTGGTGAGCTTGTTGCTCTTGCTGCCCGAGCCGTTGACATGGGCGGTGGAGAAGAACGCCTTGCCGTCGTAGCAGGCACCGCCGGGGCCCGTGGTGGTGAACCCGCCGTTGAGCAGGGCCGCCACCAGGTTCAGTTGCAGCACCGGATACCGCCCCGGCATGGCGGCGATGCGCGGCTGGTAGACGCCCAGGCGGTCATCGTCGATGTCGTTGTTGGCAATCACAATAGTGGACTCGTAGTCCTCGTTGGGAACGCGGAAGCCGTTGGCGCGCAGCTTCTTGACCCGGCGCTCGCCCTGCCACTTGTGCATGGAGGGGATGGTGTCGAGCCACGAATACTCCTCCACCGCGGTGCCCGAGGGTGTGCGCATCGTGAGGATCGCCACCTGTTCCGCCGCCTTGGATGGGCGGCCGCGGCTCTTCTTGAACAGGGCGTGATAGCCCGTGAATGCGTCGGTCAGCTTCTCTTGCTGCACCGTGCTGAGCCCGATAGGCATGTTGCTCTCCTGGGCCGCGGGCCTGCCGCGGCATCAAAGGGTGACCGTCAGGACACCGCGGTGGGGTTGACATACCGGAAGCTCCGGAGGTGGAACACCAGCGCCAGGTTGGTGATGTCATCCAGCTCGATTTTGATGTTGCCGGATGCGTCGGTGACCACCGTGGTCTCCGCGTACTCGCTCGCGGCCGCGGCCGCGGTGGTGAACTTCTGCACCGTGTCGTCGTTGTCCGGACAGTCGCCGTCACCCCACTTGGCGTTGTTGGCGGCCGCCTCCGCATTGACGAACTCCATCTCGCCCCGCAGCTCCACGGCGTGACCCGTGAGGATGTCCGTGGTGAGCGCCGCGTTGAGGGCGCTCACCAGGTCATAGTCCTCCCAGGTGGCCGCGGCCGCGGGGGCGAAGGGCGCCGTCTCCACGTTGGCGGGCACGCGGTAGGTGTCGCGCTGCGCCTCGGGCACGGTCATGCCGATGCCCTTGGCGATGTCCACGGGCGCCACGGTGGCGGACTCGTAGTAGGCGAGGGGGCCCACGTAGACCTGACCCGGGGTCAGCGTCACGGTCTGGTCGTCGGACAGCCAGAGCAGCTTGCCCACGTCGTCCTGGCTCAGGCCGGCGGCCGCGAACAGGTGCACGCCCTTTTTGTGCAGCCGCACCATCTTGTCGCCATCGCTGCCGCTGGCGTTGTCCACGTCCTGGTCCGCCACGCCGGCGAACACCTCGCCGGCGGTGGGCGTGCCCGCCTTGCAGTACCCACCGCTGCGGGTCACCAGGCTCCCGTTGTAGATGGTCTCGCCGGCCGCCGCCGGCTCCTCGAGGAGCTGGCCCTCGGGGTACCATTCGGTCTTTCTCGATTCGGTCAGTGCCGTCATGTCGCTCTCCTCGGGGCTATGCCCGCAGCTCGGCCTTGTACTCGTCCTCGGTGAGCCCCAGCTCCTCACACATCCGGCGCTGGTGCTCGGTGAGCCCCGTGGCAGCATCCTGGGGGTGGCGCGGCCGCTGCACCGGCACCACCGGCACCACGACCGGCGCGCTCTCGGCCCAGGCCGCGAACCCCTCGGGGTCCTTGAGGGCGTACTCCGCGGCCCAGGTATGCTGGGGGGTGCCCGGTGCCGTGACCTTCCCTTCGGTGAGCGCGCGCTCCACCGCCTCGTGGGCGTCGCGTTTGGCCAGCCGCTCGCGCAGCTCCCGCACCTCCGCAGCCGTGGCCTGGTTGGTGGGGTTGCGCAGCTCCAGGGCCCGGCGCACCGCGGCCTGGGCCGTGGCGCCCTCGGCCAGGTCGAGGGCGGCCGTCACGTCCTTGAGCGCCTTATCGCTGGCGACCGCCTCACCGATGCGCGCCAGCACCTGCTCCTCAGTGGCGTCCTCGGAGATCCCGAGCGCCTTGGCGATGATCTTGAGTTCCATCTCTGTCTCCTGTGTAGGGGGCCCCTCGGTCAGCGTGACCGGGGGCAAATCATCCAAAAAAGGCCGGTTGGTGAGAGCCACGTGAGTGAGCCTGCCGCCGATGCCGCGGCCTGTCTTTTTGTCCTTCGCGGCCAGGGCGAACCCTGGCGACAGATAGCGATACTCACCCGCGGCGATCTGCGACCGCGCCCTGTCCGTCCACCGCACCTTGGCCTCCAAGGTGGCGAGCTGGGCCTCGCTGCGCCCCACGCGGAGACCGCTGATCCACCCTGCGGCGGGGGCCTCTAGACCAGGGATGGACCCGGCATGCTCGTAGTCCACCACCAGGTCGCGACCCCCGGCGCGGAAGTTGCGCACCATGGCTTCAAAGGTCGCGGCGTTGAGCGCAAAAGGCCCGGCCGGGTGGCCCTTCCACTCGCCTTCGACCGCGATCTGCACCCACTTCGACGCCGCCCCCACGCCCTCAGCACAGGTCCAGCCCACGTCCACCCCCTCGCCGCGCACCAGGTCCTCGTCGCGGCGACGCACCGCCAGCGCGCCCAGCACCACCATGCCAGGCCAGGGCACTTGACCGCTTGGGCAGGCCGGGGCATGATCAAAACCATGAGCCTCTTTACGTGTCTCCAATGCAACAAGCCGGTCGTTCTTCGTCTGTCTGGTGCGGCGCCCTTTGTCGCGATCGCCACAAAGGAGCCCCTGCGCGTCCTCTGCCGCACATGCGCCAAGGATTTGCGCAAACACAAAGAGGACGACTATGTGCAGCATGATGGCGAGTGGTTTATCTCGATTGCCAATAGCGCGTATTTTCATAGCGACCATCCAAGCGCGTCCTACATCTACGACCGGCTCTAGCTGCCAGCCGGCAAAAACCGCCACAGCGCCCTGTTCACCACCACCTTCTCCGCCGACCATCCGTGCAGCGGCGTGCCCCGAGTGAGCACAGTCTGCGTTCCCGACCCCCTCGCTCGCTTGTTCAGGCAGGCATCGCGGTACGCGTCGTCTGCCTGGGCCCCGGCACCTCTGACGCGGATGTCTGCGATCCCCCAGGCACGCCTCACCGCGAGGCCACGACCCTTCTCGGTCTGGAGAGCCAGGCTCTTCGCGATGTCAACCTGCGCCGGTGTTGCACACCGCAACCGGATCACCGTCTCAGTGCTCCGGATGAACTGTTCGCCCGGGTCAGCCTTGACCGTCCGGGCCATGGCAGCGTCGTAGGCCACCTCCGGATCCGGCCACTTGCCCGGGTCATATCGCCCATAGCTGGCGCGCACCGCTACCTCGAGCCGGTCCGCCATGCTGCCCCCCACATCGGACTCGCGGGCGAGGCGAGCGATGAGCTGCTCGATCGTGTCGAGGTTTTGGCTGTACACATGCACATCCACCCACGTCTCATGCTTGGGCGGCGTGCCGAGCTGCCCTTGAGGGTAGAGATTGAAAAATGGCCACTGAGTCGCATCCTTGGCGACCTCGCGGCGATCCATCCCTGAGAGCAGATCCACCTTGCGGACACGGTCCGCATCAAAACAGCGCAACAGATCTCCGGCGGAGTTGTATATTGGAGGGCTCGCCGGCCGCGTCGCGGACCCACGGCGCTGGGGGAGCGCCGTGGGCGTGAGTTGCGGGGCCCGCAGGGCGCGGGCTTTCTTGACCGCCTTGCGGACGCGGTCCACGGCGCGGTCCGCGCGCTCCTGGGTCCGCGGAGAGCCGGCAAAGCCGGGGTCGGGCACCATCTGCACCACTCGCGTGCCAACCTCGACTTGCGAGGGAAGGCGTTCTTCCACGCTCAGCCCCTCTCTCTCCACGTCCCTTGGAGACAATGAGAACACCGTACAGCGACACCGGAATCCATTGGGCGGATACCACGTGTCCCACACCGGGCTGGCCGCGGCGAAGACGCGTCCAGCCATGGCACGATGGGTTAGCCGCACGGCCTCGTCTCCGGCTGTCTGGTATCGCCAAAATGGCCGTGTTTTCAGCACCGCAGGATCGCTCATCTGCCGGTAGCGGCCTGCGGCATAGGCCCCCAGCACGTGGGTGTCGAACACCGTCTCCATGTGATGGCGTCCGAGGGGGTCCACCCCCGCCCGCGCCAACAGGCCGTTGACACCCTTCATGTCGTCAAGGAACGCAGCCTTGGTGGTGCCCTTGTCCAGGGCACTGGATATGGCAGCGTGGACCTTCTCCACCGTGTAGCGATGGTGCAATCCTGCCACCGTAAACCCCTTGGCCCCATATGCATCGTAAAGCTCTGCGAACTCGTTGCGCGTCATGGGCACCTTGCGCCTGAAGGCCGCGATCGCCTCGGACGGGGGGAGACCTACCCATGTGGCCTCGGCCAGGTCGAGCTGGCCGGTGGCGCGCGCCACCTTCATGCGTCCCAGCATGTCGGCCATGAGCATGTGTTCGCTGGCCACCGTGGCCGCGCGGCGCCCGCCGTGGCGGGCAACAGCACCAAGAGGGTGTCGCGTGCTCTCATGAGGTCCTCGCTGCTTCTGATGTGTTCCAGCACCGCATCGTTGAATTGCTCCACGTGGGGCATGGCCTCCGCCACACCCCGGGCCACCAGGGCGTCTACGTCACCCAGGCCAGCCACTCCTTTTTTTTTTCAACCAGCTCCATCAACTCAGCCATGGCTGAGCCCTGGGGCGGCTTCACCAGCCGGTCATCGACGCCGGCCGGGGCGTCCAGCCCGTAGGTCTCCCTCACCTGCCGCAGCGACAAGGGGACGCCCATGTCGTACAGCTCGTGATCCCGCTTGGCCCGATCCAGCAGGTCCTCGTCCTCGACCAGGTCGAACGCCACGCGGGGGACCGGGGCGGTGCCTCCAAGGTTGAACCACACGATGGGCGCGCAGAGCTGGTCGCGCAGGGTCTCGGCCAGGCCCTCGCAGTCCGCCTCCATCAGGTCGCGCTCCACATCCCGATGCACCTCGCCCAGGGCGCGGTTGCCGCCCGTGGACCCCACCTCCGTGGTGAGGGTCTGGCCCAGGATCAGCTTGGAGATGTACCGGTCGCTCAGATCGATCAGGTCCAGGAACGGGAGCTGGCTCGTGCCCGTCTCGGCCTTCAAGAACTCCAGGCGCGCGCCCTCGGGCAGGGCCGCTGCCGCGTCCCGACCCAGCATGCGGGCCGCCGCCCAGGCAGCGCGCTTCTCCTCGTCGCTGGCGCCCCGGGGATAGTAGGCGAGGCGGCGGGGCATCCCATATGCCTCAGAGAAGATCACCCAGTCCCGCCAGGCCGAGTGCTTGAACAGATAGGCCCACGCCAGCCCGCGCAGCAGGGGCGCCTCGGCCAGCGTGCCGCTGCGCGCCTTGTACCGATGCACGATCCACTGATAGGGCGCCAGGGGCTCGCCCTGGGTCCTGGCCATGTCCGTGAGCACCCGCACCTGGTCCGGCTCGTCAGAGTCCAGCACGAAGTCGCGCTGCTTCCACCACTGGAGTCGCTCCACGGCGATGCGATCATGGTTGTGCGACCAGACGATCTGACACGCGGCAAACCCCCGCCCCACCGCGTCCACCAGGTGGTAGAGCGCCTCGCGCCACCCCTGGATCCCCTTGATCACCTCGTCGCACAGCTCCGCCGCCACTCGGGCCTCGGAGCCGTCCCCTGCCGGCTCGATGCGCATCCCCTTGGTCACCGCCGCCCGCTTGCGCTTGGCATACGTGGCGGCGATGTGGGGGTCCTCTTCGAGCTTGTCGAACAGCTCGCACTGTCGGGCGATGTCGCCCTGCTCGGCCTCGCGCAAAATACCCGCCAGGCTGGCGGGGGTGAGTCGCTTGGCGCTGTCGTCGGCCCAGTAGTCGTCCCGGGCGTTTGATATAAACATGCCCAGCTCGGGGCGACGGGGCGCCGAGGCGGTGGTGGCTCGGCGGTAGCGGGTCATGAGAGCACCCCCGTGCGCCAATCATCGGCATCGCCCATGTCCACGGGTGGGCGCATGGAGAGCCCGCGCACAGTGCCCGACATCGGCCCGGCGCCAAAGGCCGAGGGCTCAATGACGTCCACGTCCGGACGCACGTAGCCACCATCCGACGAGGCCAGCACGGCCAGGGCCTGGGCCCAGAACCGGTCCGCGTGCCCGTTGTCGCTCCGCTCCGCGTCGAAGCGGAAGTTGCCGGCCGCGGTGACCACGCGACGGATGGAATGGATGTCGGAACGGAGTTGCGCGTCCTGCGAGTTGCGGATGCGCCGGTCCTCGTACATCTTGCGCAGCTTGCTGGCCATCATCTCCTTGACCGTATTGCCAAAGGTCACCGCCTCGATGCGACTCTCACCCCACCGCTCTTGCAGCTCCTCGGCCAGCGGTAGGCCCATGCCCGTGGCATCCACGCAACCTCGGGTCACCATCGGCATCACCGCGTCTGCCGCGTCCACCTGCTCGCGGAATCGCACCTTGGGCATCGCCAGGAGCTGGCGCATGATGAGCAAGTCTGCCACCTGCTCCATGAGGACCTGCACCGCCAGGTCGCGCTTGCGGCCCACGTCGTAGCCCCAAAAACAGGGGCCGGTCGGCCGGAAGTCAGAGGGGAGCACGAGACTTGCCTCGTCAGATTCCGCGGCATCGATCAGGTCAAAGGGGATCCACGCGTGCGCCTCATCGAGGAACTTGCACTCATACTCCTGGGCCCAGTCGTCGTCATTGCCCACAAAGCGGCGCAGCTCCGCGATGTCCACCTTGAGCCCTGCTCGCACGGCCTCGTAGATGTCCACTTGGTGGCGCGACCAGTCCGGGCCGCCGTGGGCCCATAGCTCGTAGAACTTGCCCTGGCGGCCGTTGGGCGTGCTGAGCACCAGCACGCGAAATCCCCTGGTGATCACCGGCGCGATGGCCCGCCAGATCCCCCGGGGGTCCTGGTGGTGCGCGAACTCGTCGAGCACCAGGTGGCCACTGGAGCCCCGGGCGGTGCGTGGGTTGGCGGGCAGCCCGGTCAGCTTGCTGCCGTTCGGGAACTCCAGCATCAGCGCAGAGAACCGCTCCCCCTCCCAGTGGAAGTCTTCCGCCACGAGACGGACCGCTGCCCTGAACGCCCGCGCATGGGTCGCAGCCGTCTCCAGGGCCTCCTTGGCCTGTCGCTCACCCGTGCTCAGGTAGAACCACTTGGCCCGATGCAAAAGGCAGTCTTCCACGACCTCATACGTGGAACCAAAGCTGTAGCCGATCTGACGCGCCTTGTTCGCGATCTTGAACCGGCTTTTGTCGTCAATCCACCGCTGCTGGTACGGCAGGAGTTGAATGGCCGATCGGGTCATGACGCCGCATCCATGGCCGCGAACCCGTACACGTCCTCGCGGATGGCGCGCAGCTCCTCGGCCGTCAGGCTACGACCACCGGCCGCCACCTTCTGCTCGGCGTCTTCGAGCTTCTGCGCGGCTTTCTGTGCGGCTTGCCGGACGGCCTCCAGCCGCGCCTCGGCCATCTGTCGGGCCGCAAGGGCCTGGATCATGGCGGCCTCGGCGCGCTTCTCGTCGGCGGCCACATCGCGCTCGGCGATGGCCGCCTTCTTATGGGCCAGGGATATCTTGCCCATGTCGCGCCACAGCGCGAGTTGCTCGGCCAGGTCCAGGGCCCCGAGCTGATCCTCGGCCTGGATCAGGCGCTCCTCCAGGGCAAGCTGCACCATGCGGGCCATGCGCCCGTCAGGCTCGGCTCGCAGCATGGTCAGGGCCGCGTCCACGGCCTGCTGACGCCGCTCGATGCGCTGGCGCACCTGATCGGCCTGCATCCACCGGTGCAGGCTGCTGGTGGCCACGTGCTCGCCCGTGGCGTCCTTGAGGGCCCTGGCGACCTCTGCCAGGGTCTTGCGCTGCTCGACCGCCGCGCGCACCGCCGCCTGGCCCCCCTCGGAGAGCTTCTCGACGGCGAAATGGCGGCGGCGGGGCATTTTACTCGGCCCCCCGGAATGTCACGCCAGAATCCTCGATGGTGTTCTCCACCAGGTCGATACCCTTGGCCGTGATGCGCGCGATGTGGAGATGGAACACGTTGGTGTGCCTCTCCTCGGTCTCCAGGTAGCCCTTGTCACGCAGGTAGTGAAGGTCGCCATGCAGGGTGGGCAGCTCCACGGAGATGTTCACGGCGTGCAGCGCGTCCTGGAGCATCTCATCGGTCACGTCCGGCTGGCCGGCCGCGTACATGTTGAGGATCTGCAAGACCCAGCCTCGGCGTTCCTTGTTGGCGTCCACCCGGGTCGTCTTTCGCAGCTCCCTCATGTTTATGTCGCCCATCAGTCCTCCTGCTGCACATGCTGGAACAGCGCCTCACGTGTCTGTTCCACCCGTTGCAGAATCTGGTCGAGCTTGCGCTCCTGGCCCAGCACGGCCCGCGCGTGGTCGCCCTTTTGCACGTAATTCAGGCCCATGTCCGAGACCATGTCCTTGTAGTCCCGGCGCAGGTCCCGGATGTCGCCGCGGTGCTCATCGAGCTGCTTTTGAAGCGCCTCCTGCGTCTCGCGCAGCTCAGTGCGCCTGGCCCGGAGCTGCTCCTTGATGTCGTTCAAGGCGCGGAACACCAGCGTCACCAGGACGCCCAGCAGCACGTTGAGTCCGGCGCCGCCTATGGTGATCGCGAGCTGTGCATCCATGTCGCTCACTGCCTGCTCTCCGTAGCAAAAAATGGCACCGGCCCCTCCCACGGAGGACGCCGAAGAGGGGCCGGTGCCCACCGCCTACTGGCCCGCGTTGGTACTCTGGTCCTGCCCCTCGATGGCCTCCAGCTTCTTGGCCGCGGCCTCCATGCGTTTGATGATCATAGTGCCCGCCTTGGCGGCGATGGTCTGGTCCCGCTCGCAGCGCTTGCGCTGCGCTGCGTCGGTAAACTGGCAGGCCAGGGCCCACCCGTCACTGGCCGCGCCATGCACCTCGGCGGCGATGAGGTTGACCGTCCGGAGCGTGCGCAGGCCATCGGCGCCGCAACCGGTGAGCGCCAAGGGGAGCGCCACGATGATGAGCGCCACGATCACGCGCTTGGCGCCCTGGCTGGCGTCCTGGCCGAACTTCGCCAGCCCCCTGCTCAGGGCGTAGAGCCCGGTGACCACGGCCATGATGATGGTGGGCGCGCCCGCCACGAAGGCCACGAACGCCTCGGCGGTCATCTTGCCCATGGCCGTCAGCACCGCGGCCGCGATGATGATCAGCGCACAGATGGCCACCGCCACGGA